GCCCACTCGTATGCCTTGCCCGTGTCTGGATGGATTGATGGCGGCAACACATCTTGGACTGCCCCGGCGCGTAGCTCAAAGACACATTCAGTTTTACGCGGATCGCCCTCGACGGGCCACGATATTTTGTGGGTAATCAGATCGGGCGGTGCCTTAAAGATTAATTTGCCTCGATTTTCGCGCCCAATAATCTGGGGAGCCGACTGCATTAACTCTGAAAAATCGATGCCCAGTTCTTCAAAGATCATCTTGGTGTATTCCACATGATCGATGTCCACTGCACAAGTTCCACTGGCCCCATGCAACAGCCCCACATTATGGGTGGGGTTTTGCTCGTAATACAGACGCGCCTTCTCTGGATCAGACAGTGCCTGCTCTGGCTTCTGCCATCCAAAGCGGGTTGGGCCTTTCGTGCCAGCGGGTATCGTAACCAGATACCAGCCCAGCTTCTCGCAATACTCTTCCACTTTTATTGTCATTTTTTTTGACCTTTTATTTATACACGGTGAGATATTCTGACAATTTCCTCCAAGTGTTCAAACTGATTCGTTCGTTGCCCTGCTGCACGGCCTTCACGGTGGGGTGCGACAGCCCAGATTTCTGTGCGACAACGGTTAGCCGTCGATCTTGCAGGGCGTCCCGTATCGTCTCAAGAGGTATCATATTGTCCATTGTGGTCTCCAATTTTGCATTATTTCAAAAAAGAGCTTTACATGCTCAAAACCATTTAGTAAAGATCGTCTTGTAGAAAAAGTGAATGTGAAAAAATGGAGAACGAAATGGACAATATCAATGTCGATATTCTTGCCGTCGATTGGCTGGCAATTAAGGCAGAAGAAAAGGCGCTGACAGCAAAGCGCCACGCGATTGAAGAGCAGATCGCAGCGGCCCTAGAAGTCAAAGACGAGGGCAGCATCTCCCACAAATTGGACGGCCACAAGGTTACGCTGACACAGCCTGTCAGCCGTAAAATTGACGCCATCGTTTGGGACAAGGTTGCCAAGAAAATCCCAACGCACTTGCACCCAGTAAAGACAGTAATCAGCGCAGACAGTGCTGGTTGCCGCTATTTGTTGGCTAATGAGCCAAAGTTGTGGGCCAAGATCGCGCCTGCCTTTGAAACCAAAGCTGGCAAGATCGGCGTCAAGGTGGAGGCGCTTTGATGAGCCTCACTGATGTCGAGCTTGAAATGCTGATTGTTTCTCTGGCCTCCGTCACTGTGATGGACGGCCAAAGTAAAAGTCCAGACCAGATCAGGTTAGAGCGAAAATTGAACAGGTGGCGCGACCACCCAGACTTGGAGTTTGCAGAATGAACCGCAGCATAGATGAAATTTTGGACGAGGTATTCGCCAAAGTATTTAAGGGAGATTGGTAATGTTTAAGATCGAAAAGGGGGTGCCAATGACGGCACCCTCGCGGGACAGATCGGGCAAGTGGAAAGATTTGCTTAATCAAATGAGCGTTGGAGACAGCGTTGTTGTCGATGAGCAGTCGCAAGCCACATCAATTCGCAACACGGGAAAGCGCATGGGGATGCTGGTGCGTTGCCAGCAGCAGGACGATGGCAGCTTTCGGGCATGGAGAATTGAGTAATGGCTTGTTGGGTTCGTTTGAGATCAAAAATTGAAGGAAGGACAAATATTGTCACTGTTAATTTTGATCATGTTAAAATGATAGAAACATGGGGCGGTGATGTTAAAGATTTAAACGGCAATAAATCATTGTTGATCTTTAATAACGTCCATGATGGATACGATTTTCTGCACGTTGTTGAAACTCAAGAGGCAATTTTGAAAGAGATGTCATCGTTGGCAGCAGACAGAAAAAGTATGGCACAGGTAGAATGGGAGAATTATAATGGCGATTGATCTTAAAACACTGAGCAAGCCATCGGGACAGCGTCCGATTATAGCAACCCTCTTTGGCGAAGGTGGAATGGGGAAGACTACACTGGCTAGTATGTGGCCTAGCCCGGTGTTCATTCGCACGGAGGACGGCACAGCCAGTCTGACCGGCAATGACAAAGTAAGCCTGTTTCCACTGGCAACGTCCACGCAGGACGTGCTGGACGCGATTGAGGCGCTTGCCACACAGACGCACGACCACAAGACGCTGGTGATTGATTCGATCACCCAGCTTGCGACGATGGTCGAGGCTGAGATTGTCGCGGCTGATCCAAAAGCCAAGTCGATTAATCAAGCTGGCGGCGGCTACGGCGCTGGCTATAGCACGGCGGCTGAAAGGCACCGGCAGATCAGAGACTGGGCGGGATCACTCGCCTACGAGAAAGGAATGAACGTCATTTTTATCGGCCATGCCGATACTGAGATGCTCGACCTGCCAGATCAAGAAAGCTACGCACGATACACCGTGCGGATGCACAAGAAGTCGATCCCTCATTACACTGATAATGTCGACATGGTGGGCATGATCAGGCTGAAGACATTTGTTCGTGGCGGTGATGGCGACAAGAAACGTGCGATCTCGACGGGGGAGCGAGAGATCATCTGCCACCCACAGGCGTCGAGCGTCACGAAAAATCGGTTTAACATCAGTGAGCCTCTGGCATTCACGTTTGACCGCAACCCATTTGCAGATTTTGTAGCAGAGTAGAAAAGGAAAACTCACATGGAACTGAACGGATTTAACGCAGCGGCTATTGAACCAGCCGCAACATATGAGCCGCTACCAGCGGGAAACTATTCGGCAGTAATTGTCGAGAGCGAGGAGAAGCCGACTAAGGCTATGACTGGCAGCTATTTGCAGCTTGGTCTGGAGATTGTCGAGGGCCAGTACGCTGGCCGCAAATTGATAGATCGATTGAACCTCAACAATCCGAACCAGATTGCAACTGAGATCGCCCAGCGCACTCTGTCGGCCATCTGCCACGCGATAGGAGTTATGACGCCACGCGACAGCAGCGAACTGCACGACAAGCCTCTGGTGGTGAAGGTGGCAGTTAAAGCCGCAGATGGTCAGTACAGCGCCAGCAATGAGATCAAGGGCTACTCAGGTGCCAAAACCAACGGCGCTGTTACAGCGGCCCCTGCGGCGGCTCCAGCGGCGGCGGCAGCACCACCTTGGAAGCGATAATCTATTTTGCGATGGGGCGGCTTTTGCTGCCCCATTTTACAAATAGAGAGGAGCCGAGATGAACCTTGATAAATACAATCCATCGCCCACAGTGCAGGCCATTTACGAACACTACGAGGCAAGCCGCGATAACGGCCACAGGCCGCATCTTGGGGGGAGCCAGATAGGCAACCCGTGCAGTCGGGCGCTCTGGTATCAGTTTCGACACGCAAGCTCACAGAGATTTGAGGGGCGTATGCTGCGCCTGTTTGAGACGGGCGACCGCGAGGAAGAGCGGATCGTGGCAAACCTTCGGGCAATTGGGGTCGAGGTCTGGGAGGTCGATCCAGAGACAGGCCGACAGATAAATTACACGGCCTGCGGGGGTCACTTTGGATTGAGCCTAGACGGCATTGGAATTGGTTTCCCAGAGAGTGCAGAGCCGCATACGCTGGAGTTCAAGACGATGAACGACAAGTCGTTTGCCCAAACAAAGATGAAAGGCGTCAGGATCAGTAAGCCCGTTTACTGGGCGCAGTGCCAAGTCGGGATGCACTTGGCTGACATTGATCGTTGTTATTTCTTTGCCGTGAACAAAAACACAGATGAGATTTATTCTGAGCGGATCAAGCGGGATCGGGCAGAGGGTGATTTTTTGATCAGCAAAGCCAGCAATATTATCTTTGACGAAAAGCCACCGTCTAAAATAAGCCACGACCCGTCAAAGTTTGCCTGTCGGTTTTGCAATTATATTCCGATTTGTCACGGCGGTGAATTGCCAGAAGTTAATGATCGGACGGACGCGCACAGCACCCCAGAAAAAGACGGCACTTGGAGCCGCAAGGAGGGAGCGGGGGGGCATCTTTTTAATCCGTTTATGGTGCCTGACGATTGGGAGATCATAGACGCTGGCGATGATTTCGTAGAGTATCAGACCCCACATGGCGTCATTCGCAACCAAGACAACAGCGAAGAATTGAGAGAACGGTTTTCGTGATGGAAAACTGGTGGGAAGATCAAGCTGGAGAAAAACAATGACCGAGGATGAATTCTTTAAAATGTTAAACAAAAGCCGTTTGGGAAAAAAGTGGTTAAGATGGCACAATTTAAACCCTGAGTTTTACAGGTTGTTTGAACGATACACTCTTCAAGCCATTTACAGGGGGCATTTAAGACTAAGCGGGTGGCTAATTGCTAACAGAGTACGATGGGAAAGCTCTATCGTGACAAAAGGGGATGATTACAAAATATCTAACGACTTCATTGCCCTGTTTACACGCCTGTTTATGATAAACAATCCGCAATACATTGGGTTTTTTGAAACGAAACAAATGAAAAGATTAGCCCACGAACCCGCGCTGTTTCGCACAGCGGCCTTGGGTGATTTGTTTGATGAAGAAAAGTCAACGTGAAGAAAGAGTTCTGTCCCATGACCTTTGAATTACGCGATTACCAAAGAGAAGCTGTCGATAGCTTGTACAACTATTGGGCGAGTAAGGCGGGTGATAATCCACTTATAGTCGCCCCCACTGGATCGGGCAAAACAGCCATCATAGCGCAGATCGTAAGGGACGCCATGTCATTTTCTGGCACACGGGTAATGATTGTGACGCATGTGAAGGAGCTTTTGGAGCAAGGGGCCAATGGCCTGTTGAAGATGTATCCAGAGGCTGATTACGGCGTTTATAGTGCGGGGCTGAAACAGAAGGTTTTGGACCGCCCCATCACATTTGCTGGCATTCAGAGCGTCTGGGAACGCGCCTATGACATCATCCCTGCGCCAGACCTTATTCTGATCGACGAGGCGCACATGCTGCCAAAAAATACTGAGACGCGATACAACAGGTTTATTGCCGATCTGAAAGTGTGCAATCCTGCCATTAAAATAGTGGGTCTGACAGCGACACCCTATCGATTGGACAGTGGCTATCTCCACAAAGGTGCGGGTGCTTTGTTCGACGGTATCGCTTATGACATTCCAATCGATATGCTGATGGAGCAGGGCTACCTGTCGCCAGTCATATCGAAGGGCGGTCTGAACCAGATCGATCTGACCAACGTAAAAAAACGGGGCGGTGAGTTTATTGAGAGCGACCTCGCAACGGCTGCGTCTGATCCCGAACTGGTGCGGAAGACGGTTGCTGAGATTGTGGAACTGAGCGCGGATCGAAAAAGCTGGCTGGTGTTTAGTTCTGGCGTCAATCATGCGTTCATGCTGAAGGATGAATTTGAGGCGCACGACATTGATGTCGGCGTGGTGACAGGTAACGACAGCAGCGCCGTGCGGGAGCAAACGATTGCAGACTTTAAGAGCGGTGATCTTAAATGCTTGATAAATGTGAACGTGCTAACCACTGGATTTGATCATCCTGCTGTGGACGTTGTTTGTTTGTGCAGAGCAACCGCAAGTTGTGGCCTCTATATCCAAATGGTTGGGAGGGGTACGAGAGTAGCCGAAGGCAAGACTGATTGCTTGGTGCTTGATTTCGGAGCCAACTGTTTGAGGCACGGATTTATAGATAGGGTAAAACCCAAGGATAAAAGCGCGGGGGCAGGCGAGGGTACGGCACCCGTAAAAATGTGCGAGGCTTGCCAAGCACTGTGCTTTGCAGCGGCGTTGCAATGCCACGTCTGCGGCCATCAATTCCCGCCACCCACTTTGAACCACAATTCAAACAGCTATTCTGGTGCCATGCTCTCCAGTCAAGTAAAAGAGGAGTGGGTCGATGTGGATAGCGTAATTTACCATCGGCACAAAAAAGAGGGGAAGCCTGACTCGGTCAAAGTCACGTACTACGCTGGGATGTTATCAGTGAACGAATGGCTCTGCCCCGATCATGGTGGATACGCCGCCAGTAGATACCAAGCGCGTAAGCCGTTGCTGTCATCGGGGGCCGACACAACTAACGAGGCTCTGGACGAGTGCCAATGGTGGGATAGCCCCAGCCGCATCAAGATAAAACCTTCGACATACAACCCGAAATATTTTGAGGTTGTGCAGTTCGATTATACAAAATTGGAGAGAAAAATTGAAAACCAAGAAGGGCCATACGCTGATTGGGGTGTCGAAGACATACCGTTTTAAGCACTCTGAGCATTCGGAACAGGTGGGGTTTGTGAACTGGTTTCGCGCCAAATATCCAGACACGCTGATTTTTGCGATCCCAAACGGTGAGAAGAGATCGATTAGCGTGGCGACACGGTTGAAGGCAGAGGGGGTCACAAGGGGAATACCAGACTTGTACATCCCCTCCTGCAATTTGTGGGTGGAGATGAAAAGGGTCACGGGTGGCAGACTTTCCCCCGATCAGAAAAAAATGATCGAATATTTAAGATCGGTGGGCCACAGTGTGATTATTGGACGGGGCGCAAGCGATGCGTCGAAGCAAGTGCTGGAGTTTCTTGAAAAATGACCAAATGGAGGCTTAATAAATTGATACACCGCGATGAATATCAGCGAGTAAACGAAGAAAATAAACGCTTGGAGGCTGACAATGCCGGCCTCAGAGAACAGATTAAATTTTACCAAAAAAAGTTGCTGAAGGAGGACAGGAATCGTGAGGGTGGCACGGTGACGTTAACCAGACCGACAGGCAAATGTTGATATGAAAACCACCCTCCAAAGTAATCTATCATACAGGAAAAAAAATGAAAGAGATTTTATTAACGCATAAAGCCGAACTAAAATTCTTACGACAAGAGGTCGAGCGATGCCACAACGCTGCATATGCAGTTGATCCGCTGCCGAATACAAAACAAAATTTATGGACAGCACAGGTCGAGCTTGATCGATTTGTTAGCAATCTGCGAATGAGAAACTATAAAATCTGAGGGAGAGAACAGATGAGAAGAAACAGAACAAGATTAGAGCAGATTTCATATGAAAATACTTATGCTCATTGCATACTGACGTTGGAGAAATTTTACGCAAAAACTAAGGGTAGAGACGGAAAAAAACTGCGGCCACCGCTGCCGATTGATGTGAAAAAAATTCCTAGCCGCACAGATACGTCAGCGTTCAAGCCAATATTAACAATATTGGAGAGACACGGGCCTATGACCAGCAAAGATATCGCAGTTTTGTTGAAAAAAAATTCGCACAAAATTTGCGGAACTATGCGCCACGCTGTCGATGCTGGCTATGTCACAAAAAAATCTCACGTCAGACGGCGAGACGCTGGGGAAGGATACATGGACTGTTGGCTGTATCAGATTGCGTCATAAATTTCATCGGGGGAAAGTCGCCCATTTTGGCTTCCCCCTATTTTCCCCCTATATTTCCCCCCATATATTAATTAAATGTATTTAGTTTGTATTTTACTATTGTATCTCCTGACATACCTGCTATGTATAATGGTATAGCAACCAAGGAGAGACCCAATGACAATCGTAAATCAAGAAACCATCGCGGCAACAAATGCAGCAAGGGTCGCCTACTTTGACGGGCTGCAAGAAAACCCATTGACCTATGATGACTACACCACTGAAAGCATCATGCCAGCGGCCATTAAGATTGGCGACCATCTGCTACAGCACGGTTGCGTTTATGAAGTTACCGAAATCAAAGTATTTGTAAGAGATGAGCCGCTTTATCCAGTTTATGTAACCATTGGAACATATGTCGGAGGTGACTTGGGGATATATAAATGGTTTTTGCAGGATGCCCAAAACGGTTGCACTCGCAGCCACTTCACCAGCCAGCAAGGCAATGCACGGGCATGTTGGCTCAAAGTAACTCTTAAATAACCAACGGGGGGCTTCGGCCCCTCATCTATTAATTAAATGTATTTAGTTTGTATTGTGCTATTGTATTCTCAATAAGAATGCCTATATGTATTGTATAAGAGAGAAACAAAGGAAAAAAAATGTTTGAAGCAGCTTTTGAAAACGCACTTAACAGCAGTAGTAAATACCACGGACGCGCCACCACAGTGCATTGCATACATAAATTTCGTGCCAGTTTAGACGATCAACTAGGCAAAGATTTTGACCTTGAGCCTATCAGAGTTCTGATCACAAAACGTGGCAGTGACATTAGCTTTGATTGATTAAAACGGGGCCATAGCGCCCCGACCACCATCCACTCAGGAGTATCTATAATGACATACGATCTAAACACACAGCGCCCATTCATTTCATCTTTGGTTGAGAACGCGCTCGACGGCCTCGACGGCACTAAGTTTTCACTGACAAAAATTCAGAAAGCCAATGCGCTAAAAGTGTTGGTTGTTAAAAAGCCAAACGGTGACAGAGGCAATTGCTCATATGCTTGTCACAGTTCAATTGTGATTAACTTGTCGTATTGGCAGATCAAAAACATCCAGAACGGCAAATATGAAAATGGACATAAATGTTTTGAGGATAAAGTTCTGGACGGCCACGTCTATTATAACGAATACAAATCATTTAACGCCAACGCCAAGTGCGGTGGCACGTTTATCAAAACAGGCGATGTGGATCACGGTAACTTGATCCAAGTGCTGCATGAGGTTGCACACTATGTACAGTTTACACTTTACCGCGCTGATCGGAGCCAAGGTCGCTACTTGCGTAAGCCACATGGCGATGGTTTCATCCACATTTATTCGCGGTTGCGCGAGGCGTTCTGTAACGACCCAGCCA